CGAACAGCGCGCACAAAAAGCCCCGCCGAAGCGGGGCTAGTGACGTTTGTCATCGGCGTGACTACCGCGCTGCTTCTTCGCGCAGCAGGCGACGAATGAGCTCTGAGACCGTTTCCCTCCCTCGACCGATAATGGCGACCAGCGCCGCGGCTTCTGCGGGGCCTAGCGTGATCTTCGGCAGAACGGCATCCGCCCTATCGTAGCGCCGCTTGCTGCGTTCTGACGCGCTCATGCATCACCCGCCAGGCCGGCCATCCGCAGCGCATTGAGCGCCTGATTGCGGAGCTCGTCGGCCGGCGTATGCGCGGGCGAGTTAACGGCAATGTCTCGCAGCGCGCCGATCATGGCGCGGATCTGGTCCGGCGTTGGAATCGCCTCGGCGATGGGGTTATAGGACACGTTTTCGATGCGGATCTGGGAGCCGTCGTCGAGTATGTAGGTATCGGTATCTCCGAACTCCACGAGGCTGTGGCCTCCGATGAAGAGCCGATGGCACAGCTCCAGTCCGTTGGGAGTTTCGGCGATGAGTTTCTGTGCCTTGGTCATGTCGATCCTCCCTCACCAGTATTCGATAACGGAATCATCGCCGTTCATGAGCGCCTGAAAATTGGCGTCGTCCTCGTCAGGAACATCGACGATGGCCAGGCAGAGGTCTGGGTTGGTCGCGATGACCGTGCCGTATTCGTGAGCCAGGGATCGAGCAGTGCGGTCGGCGTCGCATTCGGCGGTAAATTGGATGTTGTAACGAGACATGTCGTACTCCTGGTGTCTGGTGTGGCGATTCAAGCAGCGAGTCCTCGGTGGCTGCAAGACGACGCTTGTCCGGCGCGAACTGCGTCGTAGCAGTGCTCGGTTAAGGCCATGTAGTCTTCCGGGAGCACCTTGGGAAGCGCCGATCTCGGGATCGTGAAGGTCATCGTTTCCATGATGCACCAGACCTTCCGTGAGCCAACCTCAATCCACTTGATGCCGCTGATCTTCGCCATGTAGCTCGGCGGGCAGATTATCGTGCGCTCGGTCATTTCGTTCCCCTCTCAACCCGGCCCGTGTCTGACCGTGGATCCATCGTAACTCGTGCACGTTCACGTGTCAACAACTGTTTACATCGCCCCGAACCCAGCCTTCCTCGCCAGCTCATCGCGCGTCGGCCTCCGGTGCCCCTTCGCCACATTGCAGCGCGCGCAGGCGGCGACGATGTTGTCGAGTGAGTCGGTGCCGCCTACCAGACGCGGCACAAGGTGGTCTGCCGTAGCAGCGTTCCTGGCCGCCAGGTCGCAACGGCGATGCGGGATTACCAGCTCGCGGCCACAGTAGAAACACACCCAACCCTGTTGCTCAAGGGCGATACGAAGCACGTCGCGGGTCATTTTGTCCCTCCGAAATGTTGCGTTGCAGCACGAAAAACAGCCCCGTGGTCGACCCCTGTTATACCCATTCCGAGGGCATTAACAAAATTCTAACGCCGATGTTAATTGGTGCACTGCAACGGAACATTTGTTGCCATGGTTATCCACAGGCCATGTCGGGCATTGTCGTCGTTATCAACCAATGACTTACGTACACGGTTCAAACAACCATCTCAAACGCTTGTTTTAAGTTAAATGACAACAAACGTGTTTTTTTGTTCAGTTACATGTACGAACAGTAAATGAAAAACAACAAATGTAGCTGAATTTGGCCAGACAAAGGCTGACAACGGTGGAAAACTTTTTGAATGTCGGGGTTTGTCTGTACACGTGGGCTACCCCTAAATCCCTTCCCTTCCCTTCCCTTCTTCATCAATTCTGCGCCGAAGTAATGATTACCCCCAAAATCGTACTCTTACCCCCTTAGGGCTTTTCCTAGGGACAAACCCCGACATTGGGGTTTTGGTGTAAACATGGGCCGGAGGCCGAAACTGGAGATTACCTGGCTGAATCGCTCCGAGAGCTCGCGAATATGCCTACCATGTAGGGTGGTAGCGGGGTAGGTTGAGATATAGGCTCACAGCGCGTTCTGTGAGGTCGTGCAAAACGCCGTGAAATCGACCTGTTGCTATAAGGAGCGCGACGTGGTAAACATCTGTTGTCGCCCGGAAGGGTGTTTTTGCTGCAATGCAGCATGGAGTCAGTATGACTGGCACGTGTATTGCCGAGGTGACGCCGCCGCCTGGCGCGGTGGCGTTTGCGATTGTTCTGGAAGACGGGACGATGGGCGTGACCGACTGGGCGCTCATGGATAAGTTCGACTGGTGGCAGCCTCTGCCCGACGGCTGCCGATACGTCTTCGCCTTCCCCGCGCCGCAGTGGCGCCCGATTGCGGAGGCGCCCTGCGATGACACGGCTGGGCTCGCATGCAGCGTTCTGGATGGCGGCTATGACATCATCGACTTCGACCACGATTCGGCTTACTGGGCCGGCCACGGTCTGACGCACTGGATGCCGCTCCCGCCGCTTCCTGAGTCCACGCCATGACAAACAGGGGCTACCCATGGCATCGCTCGCCAGAATGGGCGAGCTTTGCTGTTGAGGACGGCAGCGGCCGTCGTTTTTGGCACGAGTTTCGTCCAGATCCGTCTGGTAGTGAGTGGGTTTCGGCTGGTCGCCGCGCAGGAATAAGGCGCGGCGGGGACACGTGTCATCCGCAGACGGATTGGCGCAACAGCCTTCAGGAAAGGCAATCACCGGATAGAGATTACGCATCCGAAATGCACTCAGCGCCCTGTCTCCAAATCGGCGAGCGCGACATGGCTGTCGTGACATCCGATCCACCGCCACAGCCGGCAGTGCTGGTGACGGAGGATGAGCTTGCCGAGCTGCGAGAGGATCGCGCTCGGCTTGAGTGGATGATCGCAAGGAATGGCTGCATGTACACAACAGCTGACGCATCTGGCGGGACGTACGACTACCGCGTTATAGCGGACGACATAGCCCATGGCGCATGGGCGCTAGGTATCGGCGACACCGCCCGCCAAGCCATCGACCGAGCGCGAGGTGAAAAATGAAACGCTACAGTCCAGACCTTCAATTCGGCGGCTCAGGCGATTGCCCGGCCGCATACATGGAAGAAGCCGACAGCGGCGACTATGTTGAGTATCAGTCGTGGATGGATGAAGCGGAGAAGATGCGGCTCGACGCGGAGCGATACCGCCAGGTTCGCGAGTATTACTGGTTCCAGCGCGAGGTTGCTCACCGGTTCGGCGTGACTGAGCCGCATTCCGTCAACGATTTAGATGCGGCGCTTGACCGCGCGCGAGGCGTGAAGTGATGACACGCAACCCACTAACCGCCGCAGTCTGCCAGTGCATCTACGCGCCCTGGGAAAGCGCTCATACGCGCCTGAACTTCTGGCTGCAGATCCAGCGTGACTTCTTCTGCATCATCGTTTCTACCTACAATGACGAGGCACGTCGCCTATGAGCACGCTACTAGAAATCCTATGCCAGGATGTCTATCAGAACATCGTTGCGACGCGCGAAGAGGTTAGTCGCTGCGACGGAGTGCAAATGATCCCGAACGGCACGGCACCGATGTGGAAGATCGCCGGCAATTACGTCTGGATTGCTGAACTCATCGCTGCCCCGCCGGTGAATGCGATACTGACGGATGCGGCGAAGGAGTATTTCAAATGACTTTGCCATGGAAACCGATTGCGGAGTTGCCGGAGCGTCCCGACAAAGAGCGCAAGTTCCTAATGATTCACGAGAGTTTCCCTTGGTACGCGCATCTGCTCAGTTGGATCGACGCGTATAGCCATTGGGACGATGGCAATGGTTACTACAGCACCGGCGACACTGGCACGCGTCGCGACTTCACCCACTTCATCGAGATCACGCCACCGTGAATGCGGCGATCAGGAGGATTTCGTGGGCCTTGCGCAACGCATGATCAAGTCAATCAATTATCAGTCGAATAGCCAGGGATTCTGCGTGACGCTTGCAGTGGTTACCGGGAAGCAATTCAAGGAACTCTTAAGTCGAGGCACTTCGATAGCTTCGTCGTTATGAACTCAGACGGAGTACTGTTCATGAATCTATCGAGACAGGTTCCGATAGTTGTCGCAGATAGTATCGATCGCGATGGCCTCTATGGAGCCTACATTACGAAGGCTGCCGAAGAATATTTCGCGACGTCGACCGCCACGAAAACATCTGTTGACACACAAAATCCTGAGCAGTAGCCTCATCCCGCCGCATCCGCGGCCTTGTGGCACGACATGAAAAAGATCATCGACTGGTACAAAGCGCTGCCGCAATGGCAGCGCTCGGCGCTGTGGTGCGTTGCTGGCAGCGCTGGCGTGTGGCTGGCTCTCGGCACTACCGCGGCGCTCGGCTTCGGCCTCGGCGTCCTCGGCGGGTTCAACTTCGGACACGACTATGCAGGAAGGTCGCAATGAAATTCGCTGCCGCCATCCTGATCCTGATCGCCATCCCGACCGCCACCTTCCTCGCCGCGCTGCACTGCTACGACACCGGCTACGTCTACGGCTCAATCGTCACGGCGTTCGTCGGCGGTCTCGTCGAGTTCTTCACGCTCGTGCAAATTGCACTGTCTGCGATCGAGTGGGGAGAACCCGATGAAGCCTGATCGCCGCTCGCGCTGTTCGCGTAGCGAAGACGCCCGAGAAGCCATCGAGGCCTTCGGTTGGTCACTCGCCGAGTCCGCTACGGATACCGTCCGCGGCCACACCGTCGTTGTCGCCGGGCTGCGACTCAACGATACTCAGTATTCCCGCGTACTCGTTATCGCGATTCCTCGCGAGTGTCAGGCGGTACGCGATTTCGTCAACCTCAAAATGAGTAACTACGCATGACTGCAAAAATTCGTGTCTTCAACGAAGGCGATCAGCCTCTGCTGTACGGCGCCAATCGCCTGCTGATGCCTGGCAAGTCGAGCACGCACGACGTATCGGATCTCGGCTCCAGCATCAGCTTCACGCCGGTCTCGGTTGGCGATGACGTGCCTGCTCCGGCACCGGCACCTTCGACGGACGCCACTGTCCGGCCCACGCCCGCATCCATCGGCATGTTCCAGACCGAGCTCAGCCGCAAGCTGCTCGGCTCCGATGTGTGGCTGTACTGCACGACGCGGGCCGCGATGGCGCCGACGAACGACATCAAGGTCCGCATCATGCTCAACTGCGGCTGCGACGCCGACGGCAACTGGCGCGACACGAACGGCAATCCGCTGCCGGCGTTCAGCCGAGGCTTCGAGACCGCCGACACGGCCGCCGAGCAGGAGCGTCTGCGCCGGTTCAACGCTACGCCTTCCGTGTTCGACATCACCGTGGTCAACGGGCATCCGGAGCTCGACCTGTTCCACCACGTCGCCATGGTGACCGGCATGTATCCGAAGGGCCGCGATCCGATCTTCTACGCCGTGCGCGCCGAGGACGAGGCCGCGCTGGACGAGTGGTGCGAGTTCATGGCGGCATCGCGCGGTAATCCGGGAGCGTGAGATGAACGACATCGAAAAGAAAATTCAGGCTAAGGGGTTGACGGCGCCGCGGGTGACGCCGGCTGATGTCGAGGCGGCCGTTGGCAGCGAGCACTACTTCACGGCCCAGGACGGCGTGTTCGGCGCGTACAAGGCGAATCATGACGTCTATGTCGGCAGCATGCCGGATGACGTCAATGGACGCGCGCTCCCTCTTCTGACGATCTGCGTGCTGGTCCTCCGCAACGGCTTCACCGTCACTGGCGAATCAGCTTGCGCGTCGCCGGAAAACTTCGACGCCGAGATCGGCCGAAAGGTCGCGCGCTCGAAGGCGGTCGAGAAGATCTGGCCGCTGCTCGGCTTCCGTCTGCGTGATCGGCTGTCAGCATGACCCCCGGCGAACTCATCCTAGCCTGCCCCATGCCGTTCGACAGAGCGGCACTGTGGGCACCGTTCCTGACCGGGGCGATGCTTGAGTTCGGCATCACGGAGCCAGACGACTGCGCGATGTTCCTCGCGCAGATCGGCCACGAGTCAGGGTCGCTGCGCTACGTGCGCGAGATATGGGGTCCGACAGTGGCGCAGCGTGGGTATGAAGGCCGTGCCGACCTAGGCAACACGCAGCCCGGCGACGGCTTCCGATACCGTGGCGGCGGTCCACCGCAGCTCACCGGTCGCGCGAACTACCGCGAGGCTGGCCAGGCGCTTGGCTTCGACCTTGAGTCGGAGCCAGACCTGATCGAGCTGCCGCATATTAGCGCCCGCGTCGCCGGATGGTTCTGGCGATCACGCGGAATGTCGCGGCTGTCTGGCGACCTCGAAGCCGCGACGCGACGCATCAACGGCGGGACGAATGGTCTGGCTGACCGTGGACGCCGCCTGACCGTGGCGCGTATGGCGTTCGGCCTTCCGCCGCTATAGCATGCGCGCTAGCTCAACAGGAGGCCGCCATGTTCCAGTTCATCCGCCCTACCGGCAGCAAGAAGAAATGCAAAGACTGTGGCCGCATGATGCCGGCCGGCGCGAAGAAGTGTCCGTACTGCTGATGCGGCCATGAGTCGGCGATACGACTACCGCGGTCCTATCGATCAACGCACCGGACACCCGGTCGATTGCGCCTGCTGGACGTGCTACCTGGGGCGATGCGTGGTCGCGTCGCCGACACGCGGAGTGGCTACTGCGGTGACGCAGGATACGCCTCCGCTGGACCCATGGACCGGCCCTGACGCCGCCGACCCTACTGGTCTGTAGCGTTTTGTGGTTCAATCCGCGCAGCAGACGACAGCTGAGGCAAACGCTTGACCACAGTAGCCAGACATGCGCCGCCAGGATCACCGCGTTGAGCGCCGATACGATCGCCGTCATGGTATCGCTCGTCGCCATGCTGGCGCTGCACTTTTTCCGTAGCCCTAACCGGCAGACGGACGACCTCAAGGAAGACATTCGCCAGGTCAAGGCCGAGCACGCCGAGCTTCGTCGCGACGTGTCCGAGCTGGCGGCCCGTGTTTCGGGCGAAAACCAGGCTCTCGATAGGCGGCTCTCCAGCGAGCACTACACTCGTACGGAGATCCGCGAAATGTTGAGGGAAATCAAAGAACAAGTCGGCCTACTTCAGGGAGTGGTTGCCGAAATCAAAACGGCAGTTGCACTCATGACAGGGGCTAAAAATGGCGGACTCAACGGACATTGAAGCGCTGCGAAGCGCGGTATTGGATCTGGTTGCAGTAGTAAAGGACTCGAATGAAACGACGCGGCTGTTGATCGAAGCTGCGCGAGGACCGGTCAGCACGTCGGCGACGACGATTCATGCCGGAGGCGTTACCAGTGCGATCGCGGTTTGCGTTTCACTCACATCCGTGGTCGTGATGATGCTGTTCTCGATCTGGCTCATGTGGCAGCAGGCCGAGCAGAAGTCGCAACAGGAAGCCTGGATTCAGGTCTGGCAGCAACGAATCGCGAACGAACTGAGGAAAGACGATGCCCACTAGCCCCATTATCATCATCGGCGGATCTGGCGGCGGCGGAAACCGCGCCACCGCCGTGAACTACGGCATTGGCTACCCCGTCGTTGCCGGCGACTCCATCGAGAACACCGCCACGTCTGGCGGCAATGTCTACTGCGTCTTCGTAAACAACGCGATGTACACGTCTGACATCTACCTGGGCCCTGATGAGAAGTACGACTTCACCGAGGCAGGGGCGGTAACCGTTCCATAAGGAGAGCGAAATGCGTGACGTTGTTAGTAATTTCAGCACCGAAGTTGCCATCGTGAAGATGGGCGAAAAAACCGCCGAAGGTGTTGGCGGCAGCATTGATCGAGACGGCATCTGACGTGATCGACCTCATCCGCAGCTCATGGGACTTGCTCGTGCACATGGCCACGACCTCGCCCGCGGGCCTGTGGCCGATGCTGCTCGCGCTGGCTGGCAGCATCACGTTCACGCAGATCGTGAAGAAGCTCGTCATCCCTCCTGGCTGCAGCGACCTCGCGACTAAGCGTTGGTGCCAAGCCGTAGCGATTCTCTCCGGGTTCACCATCACCGCTCTCGTCATGCCAACGGTTGCCGCTCTCGTGGCCGGCACAATCGTCGGCGCGGCATCCCCTTTCATCTACTACGTCGGCGTTCGCGTGATCGGGCTCAAGTGGCCAGTGATGCGCAAATGGCTGTCGCAATGAGGTAACCATGGCTCAGTACACCATCCTCGCTTCTGGCACCACCGCGGCGTCCACGTCCGACATTGTGGTCACGACCACACCGGTGTCCGTGTCGGTCTCGTCGTCTGCCGGCGGGCGTCTTCCGTCCGGCGTCCAGCTTCCCCTCGAACGCAAGATCGGATCGACGTGGCAGCCGGTCTACGAGGACTACCGCGGCAATTTCGCCCCGGTAATCCTCGGCGACGATCGCATGGACGTTGCGATCTTCGCGCCTGGCACCTACCGCGTCAGCCGGCCCGTCGTGACGACGGCGCTGCTCGTCACGCTGGACACTACGGCGTGATGGTCGTCTACAGCGCCACGGGCTCGGCGACGCGCCGGCCGCTTGGCGGGCTTGGCTCCGCGGCCCTGGCGGACGACGGCCGTCACCTCGGCGAATGACCCTATCGGTTATATCAAGGACATGAGCCCGAACGGCAAGAACTTGACCCAAGCGACGGCGGCGAATAAGCCGCTATGGCGCGGCGCTCCGAGGACGCTCGGGTCTGAGCTTCTGACCAACGGGCGTATCGTCGACGATACCGGGTTCACACCGGGGACCGGATGGGCTCGCGTAGGCGCGTCTGTCGTCAAGGTAGCCGGCGTGGCGTCCGTACTGTCGTGGTCGCCAACGCTCGTCGCCGGCAAGGTGTACCAGCTCAGCTACACCATGACGCGCACGGCAGGCACGCTCACTCCGCGCTTCACCGGAGGAACTACTGTCAGCACTACTGCCCGATCTGCCGGCGGCACGTACACCCAGGTATTTGCAGCCGTCACGGGCAATGTAGCGTTCGAGTTCTCGGCCGACGCAACGTTCGCCGGATCAGTTAAGAGCGTTACGCTTCGCGAAGTCACCTCGCGCACGAACATGGGCACCTATATGTTCGGGTCTCCGCAACGCATCACCAGCGCGGCGATCGATTTCAGCAATAGCGATAAGATGACCGTGATCTATTCGTGCCTGTACGACGCCGCCACGGCGTCAGGTACGGCTATCGCGATAGGCAACTGGGCGACGACTGCCGGAACGATCTGGTGCGGACTTACACCGACGCCTGTTGGCCGCATCCGCGGCGACACCGGAAGCGGCAGCATCACGCTCGGCGCGACGGATGGACTGACCGGCGCAGGCGGCGCTGCATTCGTCGAGCGCCTTGAGTTCGACCTGTCGCAGACCGCGCTCGCTGACGAGATCACGGTCTACAGCAGCGGCATCGAACGGACTGGAACGGGCAGCGGCACTGCCGGCGGCGCAGGCAATTGGAGCTCGACAGCGACTGTGGAGCTCGGCGTCGCATCATTACGCGGTGTCATCAACCGGTTCATCGTCATCAACCGCCTGCTGACGCCCACGGAGACCGCGAACGCCGTCGCCTGGGTTAAGCGCGGCTTCGCGTTTACCTGCGTTCTAGGCGATTCCACTGTGGCCGGCCTGTCCGGTGTTGCGCCAATCGCGCCGCGCGTAGCATCGTTCTGCGGCGGCCTCGTCTGCGGCCGATACGATGTTTCCGAGAGCGGCCGCAAGATCGCGGACATGAAGACGTTCTTCACGGCGCTGGACGACAAGAGCAAGCTCGATGCAGTCGTGATCCAGATCGGCCTGAACGACGTGAAGGGCCGCGTCGGCGAGGGAACCGCGACTACGGAAACTGTCATCGCAGACTTGCAGGACCTGGTAGACACGGTGCGCGCTGCGGTTCCTGCTGCGTGCCGCATCTACGTCGCGCAGATGACGCCGTGCAAGACCTGGCTGCTGACGGCGACCAATGGCGCCGATGCTTATGCTGCCTGGGCGGCGGTCAACGAGGCGATTGCCGGGGGCGGGCCGACGCCGATCACTGGAGTTGACCGGAGGATCACGTCGCACGTAGAACAACTTAGCGACGGTGCGGACAACCTGGCATCGATCCACGACTACAATAACGACGGTGTTCACGATGGCAGCGAAGGCCGCTGGATTAACGCCCAGGCTTGGCGCAGCGATGCGTTCGAGCCAGACGGCCTACTGCTCGACGCATGAACTTCGGCGAAGCCATGATCGCGGCAGTGCACGGGAGGCTGGTGAGGCGGCCGGGATGGTATGGTAATTGGCACGTTCGATACTGTGCGCCAACGGATCGAGGTAACAAGAAGCCTACGCTGTGGATGGCCGAGGGATGGCCGCATCCAGTACACAGCTACTCGCCGTCGTTTGACGCGGATGATGTCTTGGCGGAGGACTGGGATATTGTTGACCCGGTATCAATGATCGCCTCCCAGGTCGGCGAGGTTGGTTTGATCGAATGGCCTGGCGAGGATGACGACGAATGACCGCGCTGATCGTGAAATGGGCGCTACGCGCGCTGCTCGTCGCTGTCGTCTGCGGCGGCATCTACTACGGCATCGACTCCGTTGCCGCAGCATTCCGCGAGCGCAAACAGTTGCGTTACGATGTAACCGACCTGAAGAGCAAGATAAAGGCAGCTGTCGGCGAGCGCGACGACGCGCGCACCCAGGCGAAGGCCATCGCTGACTTCGCTCAAGACGAACTGCGGCGCCGTGACGAGGCGTCGCGCAAAGCCGCGGCGGCCAATCGCCGCATTGAACGGGAGTTGCGTGATGCGAAATCCAAGCTCGCGGCGTGGTCTGCCAGCGCGGACGCTGAGCTGGCTCGCTGCCTTGACCGTGCTGTTCCTCGCTGGCTGCTCGATGGCTCCGGCGAAGCGCCAGCCGTCAGCTCCGATGACGGACGCGTGCCTGAGCCTGGCGACGCCGCCCGCTGAACTGCTGCAAGTCGAGCCGGAGCCGGTCGCCGATGGTGACACACTGCGCGCAGCACTTGGCCTGATCGACCCGCTGCGCGCCGCGCTGCGCCGGCAGAACGAGCGCATGACGCTGTTGATCGAATGGGCGGAGCCGGAGAAGTGACGAACCCGCTCATCGTCAACGTCATCGCGGCTGACGATACGTTCAGCAAGGAGTTGACCGTCACTGAGTTCGACTTCGCGGTTGCGATATGGGGCACGTTCGCAGGGACTCTGACGCTGCAGATCAAGCCGGTCTGGCGCGACGTTGAGATCGACTGGATCGATATTGGCATTTACGGCAATGCCGCCTATGTGTCGCATCCAGTTGTCAAGGGGACCTGCCTGGTTCGCGCCGGGTTCAAGTCAGGCGACTACGCGTCCGGTTCAGCCAACGTCGCGCTCTACCGTGGCGAGGATTCCACGGCGCGCGCCATTGTGACGAAGCGTCTGACATGACGGACATCGCCGTGGATCAGTGGGATGAAGACGATCTCGTCGGGCTCAACGGCGAGCAAGCGGCGTTCGTCCGCGCCTACATCGAGTGCGGCGACAAACGCGCCTCGGCGCTGACGGTATGGCCGCGGCATACGCGCCCTGTCCATGAGGCGAACCGGATGCTGCGCACGCCGAAAGTACGCGCAGCCATCGCCCGTGCGCGCGCCAAGATGTTCGACGACGCAGCGATGACCCGCAGCGAGATCCTGCGTGAGCTGGAATACATCGCCCGAGCAGACCCGCGCGACTACTTCGACGACGAAGGCAAGCCGCTCAACATCCACGACCTGCCTGACCATGCTGCCCGCGCCATGGGTGACATGGAGTTCGCGATTCTGCCGGGAGGCAGCGTAGTCGTGACAGGTACGAAGAACTCCAAGATGAAGGCGCTGGAAGTGCTGGCGAAGGCCGCTGGCCTGCTCGACAAGGAAACGGCCAAGCCGCCGCAGGTCTTCAACTTCGATGTCAGCATCACGCCGGAGCCCGTGAAAGAGATCAAGGCCGGCGGCTACATCCTGGACGTGCAGGTCGATGGCTGAGGAAAACACGATCCGCTATCGGCCTACGCCGACCGCATCGCGGTTCCACCGGTCGCGTGCACTTGTTCGCGGTATCAAGGGTCCGATAGGCACGGGCAAGTCTGTCGCCTGCGTCATGGAGGTCTTCTTCGAGGCCATGCGCATGCCGCCTTCATCGGACGGCGTGCGGCGCTCGCGCTGGCTGGCGATCCGCAACACGTATCCGGAACTGCTCTCGACCACGCTGCAGACGTGGGAGGACTGGTTCCCGATGGCCGAGACCGTCAAGAGCTCGCCGATCAAGTCGCGGCTGTGCATGGACCTGCCTGACGGCACGAAGCTGGAACTGCAGATGTGGTTCCTATCGATGGACAAGCCGAAGGACATGCGCAAGTTGAAGTCGCTGGATGCGACGGGAGGATGGCTTAACGAGGCGTCGGAGTTGTCGAAGGGCACGCTCGACATGATGACCGGACGCATTGGGCGATTCCCGGCTAAACGCGACTGCCCGGACTACCGGTCCTGCATCATCATGGACACTAACCCGCCGGACACGGATCACTGGTGGTACCAACTCGCCGAGATCGAGCGGCCTCATGGGTTCGAGTTTTTCGATCAGCCGCCGGCCATCCGCCGTCGCGGCGGGACGGGCGCATGGGAGCCGAACCCCGAGGCCGAGAACGTGATGAACCACGTTAACGGCTTCGACTACTGGTTGCGCCAGGTTCCCGGTAAGCGAGACGACTGGATCAAGGTCATGCTGTGCGGCCAGTACGGCGCGACGATGGACGGCAAGCCGGTTTATCCGAACTACCGCGACGACGTGCACTGTCCGGCTGCCGACATCGAGCCGATGCGCGGCCTTCCGCTGCTGCTCGGATTCGACTGGGGGCGCACACCAGCCTGCGCGATCGCTCAACTAACACCACGCGGGCAGCTCCGGATCATCGACGAGATCGTGACGCCGGTTGACCGGCACGGCACGGGCGTCGGAGACTTTGTGAATAATTATGTCGTTCCGCACTTGAAGCTGAACTACGCTGGCATGGAAGTGCGCGCCTATGGCGACCCGGCCGGCGTAGCCAAGGAGGGCGACGACAAGAGCAGCTTCGACCGCTCGTCGGAAGCCGGCATCGTCTGCACGCCAGCGTCGACGAACGACATTCAGAAGCGCATCGAGGCGGTCGACGCGTTCCTCATGCACATGGTAGACGGCCAGCCCGGCCTACTCGTATCGAAGAAAGCGCATACCATCCGCCGAGGCTTCCAAGGACGCTACCTGTACGAGCGTAAGAACGTCGGCGGCTACATCCCGGACTTCAAAACGGAGCCGGCGAAGAACGCCTACTCCCACCCGCATGACGCCGTGCAGTACGTTGCGCTCATGGCCTCTGGCGGGACGATCAAAAACACGGCCGTCGTGAAGGCGCGCCCGGTAACCGTGTCAAGTGCCGCAGGGTGGACGTGATGCCTGGACTGGTTGAGTTTCTATCTAACGCGCAGATCGCCGCACAAGAGGCGGTGGTCGCCGAAGAACAGCAGAAGACGGCTGCGCAGAAGCGCGCCGACGCACTCGTCGGAAACCTCGGCGCCTACATCGAGAAGTGCTGGCAGGCAGCGTACAACGCCAAGCAGCCGATCCAGATGGAGATGCTGGAGAGCCTGCGCCAGTGCAACGGCGAGTACGACCCGCAGAAGCTAGCGGCCATCCGGGCGTTCGGTGGCTCGGAAGTGTTCATGCCGATGACCGGCAGTATCGTGCGCACGGCGTATTCCTGGCTGCGCGACGTTGTGCTCCCGGTTGGTGGACGACCGTTCGCTACCGAGCCGACGCCGCTCCCCGACCTGTCGCCGGACATCACGCAGACCATCGTCATGCAGACCATGGAGGAAGCCGCCGCTGCCGCGCAGATGGCTGGCGCCCCGGTGCCTGCGTCAATGATCGAGGCGCGCGCCAAGATGCGCTACGACGACGCGCAGAAGCGGCTCAAGCAGGAGGCCGACCTGCGCAACGGTCGCATGGAAAAGAAGATCGACGACGTGTTCACCGAGGGTGGCTACTACGCTGCGCTTGATGAATGCCTCCCTGACGTGATCTCGATGAAGCTCGGCTGCGTCAAGGGGCCGGTCACGAACAAGGTTCCGTCAGCGAAATGGGTTCAGCGAGGCGGGATGTGGACGGTCGATGTTGAGGAAGTGTCGCAGCAGCGGTACTACCGTGTTTCCCCGCTCGACCTCTATCCGGCGCCCGACTCAAAGGGAGTGAACGACGGCTACCTGTTCGAGCGAATTCCGATGCGCCGGTCAAAGATCTACGCCATGATCGGCGAGAAGGGTTACGACGAGAAGCGCATCCGCGAGGCGCTTGACGAGTACGAGCGCGGGTTCGACCTTAACCTGTCGTATGACCAAGAGCGCAATGACGCCGAGGGGAACAACCAGTACACGGATTCTCCAGACCGGTCGATTGATGTGCTGGAATTCCACGGCACGGTCCGCGGCAAGTGGCTCGTCGAATGGGGTATGGATACAGCGGACATTCCCGACGAGGACCGCGAGTACGACGTGATCTGCATGCGCATCGGCCGGTTTATCGTGCGCTCCGTCCTGAACGACGACCCGCTGTGTGCGCGCCCGTACGGCTGCGCGTACTACCACAAGCCTGTCGCCGGGTTTTGGGGACAAGGTGTTCCGCATATCGTGCGTGACATGCAGGCCATGGTGAACGGCTGCGCGCGCGCCCTGATGAATAACATGGGCATGGCAGCGATGCCGTTGACCGAGATCGAGGCTGACCGGTTGGCCGAGGGACAGGAGCTCAAGGGCATCTACCCAGGGATGACGATTCAGACGAAATCGAATTCCAGCGGATCGCCAGGTCCTGCCGTGCGCTTTACGACGGTGCCTATCGTCGCCCAGGCGCTGATGGAGGTGTACAAATACTTCACGTCCGTGGCCGCGCAGTACAGCGGCATCCCTACCTATGAACAGGGCGTCAGTCCGAGCAGCGGAGCCGCCGGCACGGCATCCGGCTTGTCCATGCTCATGAACGCCACGACGCGCCAGTTCAAGGCAACCGTGGCCAGCGTCGACGGCATTACCGAAGGCGCCGTGACGCGCACCTACAACTACGAGATGCGCTACGGCACCGACCCGTCGATCAAGGGCGACATCAAGTTCAAGGCGATCGGTGTCTCGACGATCTTGGTCAAGGAACAGCAGCAGATGCGCCGTGCGGAGTTCCTGGCGCAGACGAATAACCCGGTAGACATGAGCATCATCGGGCCGGAAGGGCGCGCCGAGGCGCTGCGCTCGATCGCTGACGGACTCGACCTGCCGGACATCGTGCCGGAGAAGGAGGCCCTGTTGCAGAAGTTGAAAGCCGCAGCGATGCAGGCGGTCGGCCTGCCTGGGCCTGGCTCCCCTGGCCAGCCGGCTCCGGCCGCGCTTGCTCCGGATGGCCAGCCGGCCGGCGGACGCGTGGCGAACCTGGTCTCTTGACGAGACTTAAAAAACATGAATACTCCAATCCCAAATCACGTTGCTGAATACCTTCTGCGGATCAGACGTGAGACCGGGTTCCAAGGCGTCATCGAGTATCTGCGCGTCGAGCTGGAAGACGCGAAGACATCCCTGGTTAAAGCTGACGCGAGTCAGGTGCAACGACTGCAGGGACGTGCGCAGGCACTGATGGACATCGTGGACCTCGTAGACCCGAAGCCGCTTCGGCAGCTCAGGGTACAAACCCTTCCGTAGTTTCGCGGGATTCTCACGAACAACCCGCGCCGTGAGATAGGCAGCATCAGGCCAAGCCATGCTGCAGCAGCGAAAACCGTTGCGCGGATCGCTAAAAGGCAACCCATGTCGATTCCCAGGCAAGTCCAGGCCGCCGCCGCGGAAGCGGAAGCGGAGCTTCAACGTCGTGGTGAGAGCGTAGCAACGCCTCCGCCCGCCGCCGAACCGGCACCACCGCCAGCGCCTACGCCGTCGCCTGAGGAAGTTCTCAAGGCAACGAACGAATCGCAGGCTCGCCGGATCTCCGTGCAGGATGGGGCGCTGAAAAAGCAGGGCGCGGACATTCGCGAGATGCGTCAGCAGATTGCTGAGCTGACGCGAAAGCTCGCTGAGGCTACCGCCGCCCCGCCCGCACCCGCCACGCCGCCGAAGCCGGCACCGGATCTTTCGGATTTCGATCCGAAGCTGATCGAGGCCATCGACCATCGCGCCGAACAACTCGCTGCCCCGCTGAAAAACGAGCTGGAAATCGCTCGCAGGGAGCGTGAAGAACGGGCGAATGCGATGGACCGGCAGCGCAAGGCCGATGCCGCCACAGCGTTCCTGGATGAGTTTGCGCCGAAAAACTGGCGGGAAATCGACAGCAGTCCGGAGTTCGCCGAGTACCTCTCGGAGTTCAACCCGGCTACGGGTCAGCCTTTCGGTTTCGAGTTCGACAAAGCCTGTAGCGAATTCGACGGACCGGGCATTGCCCGCATCATCCGCCGATTCGACGATCAGCGCTCTGCCGCCTCGAAACCCGCCACACCTCCGCCTCCTTCCGCGCCTGTTGTGCCACCGATCTCCGGTCGCGCGCCTGACGTGGCGGCGCCGCAGGGCCGCATCTGGACGACCCGTGAAATCGATGACTTCTTCAACGATGTCGCCAAGGGTCGGATGAAAGCCAGAGGCTGGTCTCAGCAGCGCATCGACGAGACGGAACGAGACATTCTCGCGGCATACAGCGAGGGGCGTGTCAAGCACTGACGGCTGACAACGCACCTCGCGCCGCTCAACAACGGAACGAGGTGCGTCATGGCAATTGGTGCAGCTGCGGGTTACCCGCAACATTCGGGTGTTCTGATCCCCGAAGTCTGGTCGAAACTGGCTCTCAAGAAGTTCTACGCCGCGACGTTCATGTCGATGGTCACGAACACCGATTACGAGGGCGAAATCAAGGGCGTCGGCGACAAGGTGATCATTCGCCAGGTCCCCGACATCACGATCAAGCCGTATATCAAGGGGCAGACACTTGTCCCGGAATACCCGCAGGCGCCGAACAAGTTCCTGTACATCGATCAGTCCTGCTACTGGTTCGCCGGCATCGACAAGGTTGACGAGCACCAGTCGGACATCGACTGGATGCAGAAGTGGGGCGATGACGCGATCGAAAGGTCGAAGATCTACTGGGAAACGAAATTCCTGGCGGACATCTACGGCGACGCGCACGCGAAGAACAAGGGCGCCACGGCCGGTGCGGAATCCAGTTCAATCAACCTCGGCGTCACCGGCACGCCGCTCGCGATCACGAAGACGAACGCCGTCGACCTAATCGTCGATATCGGCACCGTGTTCGACGAGCAGAACGTGCCAATGGATGACCGCGCCATCATCGTGCCGAACTGGTTTGCTGGCGCGCTCAAGCTCTCGGACCTCAAGGCCGCCTATCTCACCGGCGACAACACCTCGCCGCTGCGCAACGGCCGCGTTGGTCGCGTCAATGACATGGACGTGTACCAGTCGAACTTGCTGTCGTCCGTCACCGACGGCGGCAATAAGTGCTGGAACGTGGTCGCTCTCCAGAAGTCGGGCGCGTCGTTCGCCTCGCAGATCGTCGACAGCAAGATCGTCGAGCCCGAGGAAGTGATCGGGCGCTTCCACCGCGGCCTGCAGGTCTGCGGCTGGGAAGGTCTCAAGCCGGAAGCGATCGTCCACGCCTACGTGCGCAAGGGTTGATCGCCGCAGGGCGGCTCTCACGGGCCGCCCTAACCACTCCAGAGGGTTACGAAAATGGCACAAGATTTCACCAAGGGTTCCAGCCCGGAAGTCGCATGGTCGAGCACGCGTGGCTGGTCCATGCAGAGCCTCACCATCGACTTCTCCAAGACGCCGGCCAGCTCCGCCGAAGTCCTCTCGATCTTCCAGGTCCCGAAGAACACGCTGGTCTCGCGCATCGCTGCGATCTGCCATCGGGCGGAAGGCGGCGCTGCTGTCGTCGACGTGGGCGATGGCTCCGACACGGACGGGTTCCTGGTCGACTTCAACGTCAACTCGGTCGCGTCCTCGCTCAGCACGCTCGCGCTGACGGAAGGCACGCCGAACACGATCACGGGCTACAGCGGCGGCAAGTACTACACCGCCGCCGACACGATCGATGTCATTCCGTCAGCGGACCTCGACTACGCAATCGTTTCGTTCGTCGTCGAGCTGCACTGCTTCGACGTGACGCTCTGAGGCCCGTATGACCGAGAATACCCGCTACCTTCGCAAGCGTGACGGCGACCCGTTCGTCTACATCTACACGGAAGCTTTGATGGCACGTGGCGATATGGTCGAGTGCGACGGGCCCGGTACTGTCGTCGAAGATCCCTCTGTCGACGACGCGCTCACGCCGCTGCTTCCTCCGGCGCCTCCCGTCATCCCCGCGGTCGACGAAGACCCGCCGCTGTAAATGGCTATCTCCGTCAACGAGATCGTCGAGACCGCTGCCGGCATCCTCCAAGATGTCGGTAGCGTTCGCTATTCGACGGCCGACTTGATCGACTACATCAATCTTGGGCAGCGCCGTACCTGCCAGATGAAGCCCGAGGCGTACTGCGAGACGGTGACGGTGACGGTGGCGAACGGGGCGAAGCAGTCGACGCCACCCGGCGCGACGCGGCTGCTTGATGTCTACCGCAACGCGAAGGACGACGGCACGGTCGGCCGGTCGATCCGGCTGATTGAGCGTGCCGTACTCGACCGCGAAGACCCGGATTGGCAGCGCCGCACAGCTTCGCAGATCGAGCACTACTGCTATGAACCGGAAAACGACCCGGTGACGTATTGGGTATTCCCGGTCATCTCCCCGAATCGCATCAGCTCAGCGCGGCTCGACATCAGCGTGGCGAAGGACCCAACAGACGTGATTGCCGGCCAAGTGCCAGTGATCGATCAGGTCTACCACGAGGCGTTGATTCACTACGTCGTCGCCACGGCGATATCGCGTGACTCGGAGTTCGGCGATCAGATGAACCGCGCGCAGTTCCACGCGCAGGCGTTTGCAACCGGTATCGGCGTCAGGAACCCGAAGAATGTTGCTCTCTGATCTTGTCTACGACACGCGCGGCGACCTCCCCGGAGCTCCTGATTTCGCGATCCGTGACGCGATCACGCGCGCTGCTGGCCAGTTCTTCGCTGACTCGCGCTGCTGGATTGAGCAGCTTGACCCTATCCCGCTGGCGTCCGGCGTATGGCAGTACTACCTGTCGCTTCCATCCGACGCGTTGCTGTTGCAGATCTACAACGATGGCCTGTTCACCGGCGTCAAGATCGACCGCTGCGCGCTCGAAGTGCTCCCGGAGTGGAAGATGTTTGACGCCTCGCGCACGAGCGTAGACACCGGCCTTCCGCGGCGCTGCGCCGTCGTGACGCGCGACGACACGCTGATGGTCTGGCCGACGCCCGGCGCAGCGGAGGTCGGCAAGGAGATCGCCGTCCTGGCCGTCCTCGGTCTCACGCGCGAGGCCGACGAGATGCCTGACCAACTCGGCTACCGCTACCGCGAGGCGATCATCGCGCTCGCGAAGTCGCGAATGATGCTGACGAACGGCAAGGAATGGTCTAACCCGAAGCAGGGCGACATCGAGTTCCGCAACTACCGCCGAGTGGTCGTCACCGCGCGCGCAGAAACGCATACCGGCCGCTACGCCGAACCGCAGCGGCTGCAGTTCACCCCGCTTGCCTAAGAGGTACGATCCATGT